CATTAGTAGGGTTCGCATTTACCGCATAACGGAGTTGCTGAATGGTTAGGAGGTCTTTTTCGTTCAAATCGCGGGCGATTTCTACTTTTGGTATTTCGCCTTTGATGTTTTCCACGAACTCGCGCCCTTTGCGCGGTGCTTTTGAGCCAATAGCCACGATGTCTGCCATTATTTTAGCACCGTCAGCCCCTTCAATATTAGAATAAGTAAGAAGAGGATTGTACAACAAAGGGAAATGCTCGCGGTAGCGCAAATCTCCCAAAGGGTACGCTTGAATAATAGCATTCATATTAGCCTGAGAAAACTCGGTAATAATGTTGTTTGCGTTGATATTCATCTGCTTTTAATTTTTAAGTTATTAAACGAATGAGATACAAGGCAAAGCGGTGCGTAGGAATGCCACGCCTGCTTTTTCTTTGTCGGGTAGCGCGTCTTTGCGTGCTGTTCCTGCCATTACGACTGCTACAAGTGGCATATCGTCAATGACTACATCGTGAGCGGTAAGCCCCAATGCTCCTGCGGTATTGGCTTGTGAAAGGTCTTCTTTTACAACCTTGAATGTACCATTAGTGTCGGGCATTACGAGCGTGCCTGCGGGGATAACTCCATCGGTAAAGCGTTCCTTAGCAGTAGTAGGGTCTATATACACCCCACCAGGATAGGTAACATCCAACTGGTCAAATACGACTATTTGGCGACCTGCTTTTTCTGAAATTTTAACTTCGTTCATAAGTGTTTACTGTTTTTTGAAAGTTTCGTTAATATACGCTTGTACATCAGCGGATACTCCATTGTTGTCTTTTCCTCCGCCTAATACCGAACCTGATAGATATGAAAGCCCTGCATTAGCTTGTGTTTGCAAAAACGCTTGTTCATCGGCTTTAAGTTCGCTGACAAAGGCGTTCATTTCTTCATCGTCTTTGAAAGTACGCCCTAAGTGGTGTTTGTAGAACGGTTCCGATACCCCCTGCGTTTTGAGTTGGTTTAGAAAACGTTCCTTAGCACTTTGTTGTTGCTTCTCTTCTTGAAAGGCTGCAATGGTTTCATTTTGTTTTTTTACAGCTTCCACGAGGCTTTTTGCCCAATCCGGCACTTCATCTGGTTTAGGCTCTGTGGAGGGAGTAGGTGGGTTTTGAGGATTTGGATTAGATTTAGCCCTCATTTCTTCGAGTTCTTTCTCTAATTTCTTGCGAGCCTCCTCTGCCTTTGTAAGGCTGGTACGCCCTTTGTCGGCTACTGATTGCAATAGCTTGACTTCTTCTTCAACTCCTTTAACGGCGTTTTCGATTTCACTTTCTTCTTTAACCGCATTCGCTAATCGGGTAGCGATTGCTTTTAAAACTGATTCTTCCAACCCCAAGTGCGCATACTTGGTTTTGAGTGATTGTAATAATTTATCTACCATAGATGTACAATATTTTTTGTTTTTGCAAAAGTAGGGGCTAAAATGCTAAGTAATGTAAGGGGAGTTTGACATTTTTTTGACATTTTGAGGAGGTACGTAAAAAGAGGGGTATAATGTGGTAATTTTGCGGTGTAAACCTTTAATTTTATTGTAAATGGAAAAGATTTTTATCAGAAACCTTAAAGGAAATGACAAATTGCTGCACTCTATGTGTGGTAATATTCTCTTTGTCGTCTCCTTCGTAATGGCTTGGCTGTGTTATTCACTATGGTCAGCCTTTGTAATTGCCGTTGGTGTGGTGCTTCTTGTGGGGCTTGGTAAAGAGTTGTACGATAAGTACGTAAAAAACACCTTTATTGATTGGTGGGATATAGTGGCGAGCCTTACGCCTTACCCTATTGTGAAACGTATAAACAAGAATGCTAATGGATAAGTTTATAAAGTGGCTGCTAAAAACCAAAATAAAGATAGCGATATGGGCAACGCCTTTGGTATTGCTTTTCTACTTTGATGATAAGATACATCTACGAGATAGGGTGTATTACTTCTTCATTGCTTTTTTCAAAAGTATACCCTTGCTAATGTTATATTCTTATTTCACTGTGTGGAGAGAACAAAATGAACTTTTTTTTGTAGGTATTAGCTTTATACTTTTCCTTAATATGGTAGTAGGAGCTACTTATCACGCTAAGGCGGGTACTTTTAATATACACGATTTCTTAATGGGAAATATAACTATTATGCTTGTAATAGCGGTGGTGTATATATCGCTATCTATCCTAAGTATCCCGATAAATGAAACGGATACAGGTAAGATATTCCAAAGCACGGTGCAATTTATGACACTGATGTACCCTGTTAGTAAGATTGTAAAGAATGTATTTGTCCTTACGGGTGGTAAATATCCACCAAAATGGATAATGAAGGCACTCTATAACTATGAAAAGAGTGGAAAACTAAAAGACTTCTTTGACGATATACGTGGGGGCAATAAAACGGAGGAATTAGATAACAATAAAACAGACGAACAACAATGACACCGAAGGATTTTATAAAACAATACAAGCCTTTTGCGCTGGAAACGGAGCGCAAAACGGGGATTTCGCACCTTTTTACCTTGGCACAAGCGGCGTTGGAAACGGGTTGGGCTAAAAGTGTGCCTGGGAATATGTTTTTTGGGGTAAAAGCTACGGCTGATACGCCTCCTAATAAAAAGCAATTGTTAAATACTACTGAAGTACTTAACACTCCAAACTTAGGATATAAGTTCCCGCAAGTGATGTCTATATATCAATTACCTAATGGTAAATATAAGTATGAAGTGAAAGACTGGTTTAGAAAGTACGACACACAAGAAGAATGTTTTACTGACCACGCTGAGTTCTTTTTCAAAAACAAGCGGTATGCGAGGGCATTGTTAGTAAGAAGCGACCCTTACAAGTTTGCTGAGGAGGTAGCCAAAGCGGGCTATGCAACCGCTCCTAACTATGCTGATAGTTTAAAGAAGTTAATCAAAACGATAGAAAGTTATGAATAGGATAATTGTTGTATTATGGGCGTTACTCGTCCTTATAGGTTGTAGAACTCGTAAGGTTGCTACTACCGAGCAAAAGTGGGTGCAAAAAGAGCGTTTTATAAAGTACAAGGATAGTACGGCTGTTTTGCAGCAAAACGCTCAAACCTTGCATCTTGATACACACGCTTTGCAAGAATATGAGGTAAGCCTTGAAAGTGATAAGGATAGCGCGGGGAATAGTAAGGAGTTGGTGTATTACCGCATTATGGACGGTGATAATGAGATGATAAGGGTAAGTGGAGGCAAGGTGAAGATTACGGCTAAAAATAGCCTTTCTAATAGCCTGATAGAGGCGAATAGTACCCTTACTAATACGGTTATACAAGGCTCTAAGGAAGAGCGAAGGATAAGCGAGGCTATAACGATAGCTTATAAGACAAAAGAAGTGAAAGGAATAATAATAAAATGGTGGTGGATAGCGGTTGTGTTATTGGTGGTGTGGATTGGTTGGCGGTATAAGGTATTTCGGTTTTGATTAGTGAAAGAAAAAAGGCTATTAGCGTGGTGCTGATAGCCTTTTTTGATTGATGATTAGTAAGTGATTTACTGCTCCGCTTGGCTTTTATCATTCGTGGTTTGACCATTGATAATAGCAGCGCAAGCCTCGTGAATGTGCTTGTATAGCTCAATATCTGAGGCTTGAAAATTGTCGTTTTGGATATTGAAGCCTTGAGCGGTTGCTGTACCCTGAATGGGGGTTGCGTATTGGTTGCTATCGCTGGTACGAGTTGCTGAAAAAGCGACTGCTGTAGGGGTAGTGTCTTTTTCGTTTTCGTAAAAATAGGTGATAGTAATACCTTGCACGGTTTCTTGTGCTGTAGTACGGGTTGTTTGTTGAATGATTTGCATAATATTTGTTTTTTATTAATTATTCCCTGATGAGGTTTGTTACAATACCATTGGTAATGATTAGATAGTATCCGCTGCCAATACCTACTTTTCCGGTGTAGCCTTTTTGACCATTCATTATTATTTCACCATAGAAGTTTGTTTTTCCATTTATTTTGACATCTCCTTCTATTATATCAAGAGCAACAGATTCTTCTAGTCCCCATATTGCTTTTAATATAAGGGCTGTACTTTTTCGTCCGCCTCTACTTTCTAACTTCATTGCAGAGTGGGTTGTATCATTAAAACCTGATGTAAAAACATCTATAGCTGATTTATCTACTGTTTTAAATATTTCAGGGTCATTTATTCGCACTTGCGTTGTACGGCTGTCTTTTCCTCTTCCCATAGCCCTTATAAGACCCTCAGATGCGATAGTAAGTCCGTTTGCTTTTAAAGAAGTTTCGCTTGCACTTTCTATTTTAAAATTTCCTATTTGTCCCTTTGAAGCATATATACTTCCATCATCTTGTACTCTAAAAGGGGCTCTTTCTTTATTCCCATAGTTAGCACCAGCAAAGAAACGTATAGATTTGCCATCAAGTCCTGCCCCATTGATACCAGCATTGCCGCCTAATGTGTTGCCTACAGTGAGTGCTCCAGTGGTGATGGTGTTTTTTACGATTTCTGTACCATTGGTATAATCAGCACCTTTGCTAAACATTCCATTGATAAACTTAACATTTGCTTTTTCGGCTTCGGTGAGGTTCATTGCGTTTTTATCAATGATACCTAAATCTACCATTGTATCCCATACATCTTCAGGAGCTGGAGACCAGTTTACAAGGGTAGTGCTTTCAAATACTCCACAAGCGTAAAATAACCAGCTCCCTACTACTGAGTTTAGTCCAAATATTCCATCGCCTATATTAGGCATATTCACTTTTGACCAATACACACACCAACCATTACCTAATTCTTTTTTTTGAGTGCCATTTACGGGTATTCCGCTTTCAATGTTTACGGCAGTGAAACTATTTATCCACCTACCAAACTTAAAACTTCCGTCAGATAAGTGTTTAGCTATCACCATAAAAATTAAATCTTTGTTATTATAATTGTATGGGGATAAAGTAAAGGAGTGTTGAAAATCTCCACCTCCTTCAGGACGGTCTATGCGAACTACATTACCGAATGTATTATCATTGTAGTTAGACCAATTTCCGTGACCATTCACTACAAAACGAGATTTTAACACTAAATTCCTTGCTCCAACATTCAATTCATTCACTTTTTGCTCGGCAAAGGTTTTAGCTTGCTGCAAATTTTGCTGAAGTTGTAAGATACGAGCTTGTTGCTCGGCTCTTATTGCTAATCCCGCTTGCTTATTGGATTCGGCTATGGCTTGTGCTTTGGTGAGTTCGGATTGGGCACGTGCGTAATTTTCGGTAGCGGTTTGGGCGGTAGCAATAGCGGCTTGGCGGGCTTGCTGCTCGGTTTGTATTTGTGCTTCGAGGTCTTCGGGGGCTGGTGTCCAATCGGTAGGTTTGTTACCTCGTTCGAGTTTAATTTTACGAATGGTGTTTGTCTTATCATTATTAGCGTTACCTATAGTAAATACAATAAAAGAATTACCCTTTTTTATATCAATATTCATATTATTTTGCCATACATTTAATCCTCTATACAATACGCCATAATTACCATTTCCACCTCCTACTGAGTTGTACAAAACAGGGAAACACCCATCTGCGAAATCACCTTCGATAGTTAAAGTTACTGTGTCTCCTAATTTTATATCATCTGTAACCTCATAAGAAGCTATTGCATAATTACTGTTAGTAATAACTAAACCACTGTTTTTTAATAGATTACGACCACCAACTTTGATATTGCTTGTTTGCTCATTAGAATACTGCTTTAACCTATTCTCTAATGAGAGCAAATCGGGGTTTACGAGTTGTTTTATTTCGGTTTTGTTGCCGTCGGTAATGTGTAGGTTGGCTTTGATGATGATTTCTTTATCTAAGAGTTGGATAAACTGTTCTCCATTGCCTGAGCTGATTTTACTGGTTACTATTTGTCCACCGGTGATTTCTGTAAAGCCGTTGAGTTGGGCTATACCGCGTTCGCCGTTGTACTCGGAATTGACGGTGGCGTATAGAAAATGGTAATAGCCTGCTTCTTGCTCGATGTCTATCTTGGTTTCGGATAGGACGAACTCGGCGGTTTCTACAACTTTGCTCGCCTTTATGTATAGATAATAGGTTTTTGCCTTATCGTCTAACCTGCCTGATACAAAGGCCGGTGCGTACCAATATTTATAGTCCGCTGCTGAATAATTGGGCTTAATATCGGTAGTGCCTAATGCGTAGTGCTTTATCCAACCGCTGCCGGCATTGAGTTGCTTGGTTGCTTTATCGAAATAGAGGCTGTGGGGAACGGTGATAGGGTTTGCTTTGCTGCTGACAAAGACAAATTGCCCTGACTTATTGCCTACTAATGCCATCATTGTCTGAATGGTGGCAGGAATGATGCTCTTGGTGTATTCAGGGAAGGCTTCTTCTACCTGCTTGATGGTCTCTAAGGCGTTGCGCCAGCTGCGTTTGGTTTCGGATAGGGTGCGCTTGTTGAGTTCTCCAAAATATACCTCTTGGTTTTGGAGTTTGCGTATTTCGGTGGCGAAGGACTGCCCTTGTACCTTGTTGGATAACTCTATTTGTGGGCTGTATGGGTTATTGACATACTCTTTTAGCCCCACGATGCGAATGGCTACGGGGGTGCGCTGAAACTCGGTATCGGAGAAGTGGATATATGCGCCCATTTTGAGGTGACCCCCTACGTTTACCCAATGCTTTTTAGCCCATATGCCGTCTAAATCGCCAGTGAAGGTGAAGTGGTCGGCGCGGTTTTCGTATAGGTATTTGCAGGCTTCTTTCATCATCTCCCAGCTGGCTCCTGACTTTGTGGCATTGTCGCAAATATAGGCATTAGGCATTTGCATATTATAGACGGAATATTTATCGCCTATGGCTGGCTTGAATATATCGTTGGGCATTGTTGTGCCGTCTTCTTCCTTGGGGACAAGCTGAAAGCGTTTTTGAGTGTGGTCGTAATGATTGACCTCAAACTCACGCCCTGAGAGCATACCGCTTTCAAAGTAGATGATCATCTTTTCGCCATTGATGCGCATATCCCAAAAGTTGAGGGCTTGGGGTATGGTGGTATCGGTAAAGTCGTAGAAGTGTTTGGCTTTATCGACTTCAAACACGGCTGAGACGGTGCCTTTGCGACTGGGGTATATATGGGAAAGGTCAAGGCTTTGTTCATTTACAAAGCCGTTATTTTGGGCGTTCTTGATGCTTATAGATAGCCCTTTGTCGTCTGAAACGAAGGTTACGCCTTCATATACGTACTCTTGTGATTTGGGTAGTAATAGTTCTTTATTACCGTACTTGGAGCGGTCTATATTACGTTCTCCTCCTTGTACGTAGAGGCGAGTGATACGACTTTGCTCGGTAGTGCGGCTTACTCCTGTTTTAAAACCTTTGCCTTTGCCATATTGGAGGGGTAAGGGATTGTCTTTGAAATATTCTACCTTGTGAAGGTGTATGGTTTTGCCTATGATTTCGTATTCGGTCTCAAAGGCTTTGGCTATCATATCTAAGGCTTCAAGGCAGTTGTTGTGGTTGTAGGAGATGAGTTTTTCGGGGGCTTCGATAGTAGTTCCGAGCGTCCAGCCGCTATCTATCATATTGAGACAATCGACAAGGATTTGCACGTGATAGCGTGGTGAGGCGGTGAAGGGGAATTTGAGGGTCTTATCGTTGGGGTTGCGAAACTTGTAGTTTTTGAGGTTTGCGCCCTCGCTGTCCATAGTGAGGGTATATTCGAAGCTGAAGCTGTTATGTTTTACGATTTTAGCGGGCTGATTGAGGGTATACCGTTCGCCTTGAAACTCGCACCACGCTCCTGTGGGGATTTCGGTATAAGTGGGTAATGAAAAGTATAGGGTAAGAGTGTGTTCGCCCATTATAGAGCGATAACGGTAACTTTCATCAGTAGGAAGTATATCAAGGCGGTTTGTATTAAAATTGATTTGCATAACTCTGAATTACAAGTGAGGCAAAGGTACGTTAGTATTGATAGGATATTAGCAAGGAGGTTTGACAATTATTTGACATTTTTATATAAGGGTGAGGGTAAGGGTAAATTCTACCTTAAGGGTATTGCCGATAAGCAGCGCGTTCTTGATGCTTGCTTTTTGGTAGATAGCGTTTTGCGGTTGGAATGTAGGGTATTTTATCACTCGTTCGCCTTGCTTGGTGAGTTGGTATAGCAGTGCCTCATAGAGTTGCCAAAAGGAGGTGAGAGGCTGACTGATATAGCAATTCAGGGTAAGGGTACGCTCTTTGAATGTGTTAGCGTGCTGGGCGTATTGTACACCTGCAAGGGTATTGCTGGCTGTAGTGAGGTGCTCTTTTACCTCGTAGGTAGGCAGGAAGTTGTTTTGGGTTTCTTCGAGTAGATAAATGCCATATTTGGACAGGTCTGTACCATCTATGGTGAAGCCTGAAAGAGGCAGGGTGGCATTGGGAGCGGTGTAGGTGTAGCCTTGTAGGGGGGTGTCGTTGGCAAGGGTAATATCGGTAGTGATGTAGCCTTGTTCGGTTTTGGCTTTTTGAGCGGATACAAAGCGCAAACGAAAGGTTTTGCCTAACTCTTCAAAATGAAAATCGTTATAGGTTTGTGCTGTTAGGAAGGTAATGAAGGGGGCGTAATGGGTTGCCTTGCTGATGAAGGTGAGGGTGTACTGCTGGGTATCGAGTACGGGGGTGGTGGTGTCGTACTCTTTGCCATAATACTCTGCCCATTCGTTTGAGGGTAATTTTTTAAGCGGGGGGTAGCAAAGAAGGTCCTTGTAGTTGGTGTCTAACAAGTGGGTTTGGTAGGTAGTTTGTATGTCGATGTTGTTTATTTTCATTGGTTTGTTGTTTAATTCTTTAAAAGACAATGATATGCATTGATGTACTTATTTAGCCGTTGTGTGTCTTTTTCAGTGATAAATGTTAATCGTGTAATATCCATATTGTCTTTTAAATCGTTGATTTTGACCTTAACGGCTAATGGGTTTTTCTTTATACGTTCTATAAATTGTGAGTATGGCTCATTAGGTTGTTTTGTTACACATTCTAAGGCATTAATAATTTCTTCTGAAAAGCCTTCTTTCTTGAGGTCTTCAAAAGTCCATTTAGTATCCTCTACTAAGTCGTGCAATATACCGCAAATCTTTTCATTATCGGTTTGTCCTGCATTCATTACACGGATAAGGTGTAAAATGTAGGGAGCTCCTGCTTTGTCGGTTTGTCCTTGGTGTGCCTTAAAGGCTATTTGTATGGCTTTTTCTAACATAGGTTTAAAAGTTTTTATAAAAGGTTTTATCTACTATTTTTCCACTAATACGAGCATTCATTGCAAGGTTAGTTTCCCAGTCTATAAGATATGGTGATTCTCCTTTTTGTTTAGCGTAACAGATTATTTCTTCACCTTCACGAGTGAATTTGATAACGACTTCTTGCCAATCATCATAGATGTAGGTATCGGTATGGTTTTGAAAATTCTCTAATATTTGTGTATGGTTACTCATCTGAATTTGCTGTAATAGTTAAACGATTGTTTTTCCAACTCAGTTATGCGCTCTAATACATCAGGAGTATTATTTGCTTTTGCTTTAAGCACTCTTATTTCTTCATAGTATTTGTGTCCTAAACCACCTTCAAGCCCTGTTTCTTTTCTTATATCATCATATCTTTTTTGCCCCAAAATGCGAATTGCATTAGGAGGTGTTTCTTTAGCGTAAATCATTTTTTCGGTATTAAATTGAATTTCAGCGAAGATATTTTGCTGTGTGCGAATATTGGTAAGAATACCACTATACCCTAAGAATTGTTCGGGGGTTTGATTTTTAACACGTGCAAATATACTACTTTTTTCTAAATACAGCAAAATATTTTTCATTTTTTCTTCAGGTACAATGATTGTAGCCCTTATGCTATCTTTAATGCCTGCTACATTTCCATTGAGTTCATCGGTAACTTTGCGCAAAATAGACTCTCGGCTTTTATAGTTGATAGGTGTTGCATATCCTCCTAATTCCTTAGTGAGTTTATTAAGTAGTGATGTTATTTCAGGCTCTGATTTAATAGCTTTTTTCATTAATTGAGATACGTCATTTTTTATAGATGTCTCTTTATTAGCCTCAATAAAATAGGGCTTTGTTTTCCAATTCTTGAAGCGGTCTTTGTTGTCGGTTACCCATTGCTTGTAGTTGTTGGGTACTTCGGCTACGTAATTAGACGAACTTTTAGGGGGTAGGGTTTCATCGGATTTGAGTTCCTTGATAAGCTCTTCATCGGTTTTTAGCAGGGTGATGATATGACACTTGCAGCCTACGTGCCAGCCGTGAAAGTGAAAGGTTTTGGGGTATTTTCCTTTCAGCTCATCGCACATATCATAGACTTTGTGCTGTGGTGATAGGCGTACCTCGAAGCCTACAATATCAGGGTTTTGCTGTATCCGTAACCAATCGGCGGACTTATAGGCTACATTGATTTCGTTGCTGGTAAGGCGCAAGGCGTTTTTGTAGGCACTTCTATAAACTCCTTGCCCAGGGTGATAGTTTTGAGCGTTCTTGCTTAGTACGAGGTTACCGTATTGGTCTCTGACCCTTCGGAATAGAGCGGTGGGATTGTTTAGTAAGTTTCGTACCTCACGGCTTAACTGTGCCGCGCTTTTGCCTTCTTCTAAGGATACAGATAGGGCGAGTTCTATTTCGGTTTGTGCTTTTTTGGCAATGTCCCATACCCTATCAGAGACTGTGAAATCTTTAATCTTTCGTACTTTGAAGGCTTCGAGGGCTTCTAAGTTCTGATACTTGGTTAGTCCTTCTCTTAGTAGATGGTCATGTTTGCTGTTTGCAAAAGCCCATTCTTTGGTGATACCGTCTTTGATGATTTGGTCTAACAGGGTGCTGAAATTAGCTAATTCCTTATCAAAGGCTTTTCCTTTTTTGGTGGAAGCAAAAGCAAATAATGTACTTGCGATGAGTTCTTTATAATCGGTTTTGAGGGCTATAAATACGGCTGTACCTACAAGCTGGTAAAACAATCGTTCTACCTGCTGTAGGTATGCCATTAGGTGCTTTCTATGTTGCTCATCGTAGTTCATTAGATAGCGGCTTCATTGAGGTTACTGTTTTCCTCGTCTTTGATTTGCTGTAATTGGGCTTCGGGGTCGGTAATGCCGAAACGCTGCATTGCTTCACGCTGTGATATAAGAGGCTTGCCACCATTGGCTTCTGTAAGGGTACGTATCATTTCGGTATCATCGTCAATATCAAAGGGAGTGATAATGGGGGTAATATCTATATCTTTTAGTTCTTTTTCAAAGGGGAGATACATCTTTGAAAGGAATGCTAAAATGATATTGATACGCCTTTGTAATGCAGGAATAAATATAGCCTCGTTGTCTTTTACCTTTAAGTGAGCAGGTAGCCAAGCGAGTTTGCGCCCTACTCCTGAAAGCATATTTCCTTTGCCTGCATAGAACTCATCGGAAAGGTCAGGGGTGTGGGTGAACTCGTGAATATCACGGCGGTTCATTGTCATTTCTTTGTCGAAACTCTCATTAGCATTAGGAGGCACAACAAATTGCACGTTTCCGCCGTCTTTTACTTCAAAGACTTTACCGCCCGTGTTGTTACCTGACATTTTCCCCTCGACTTTGCCTGCTATCATTAGAATAGGTTCACCAAATTTTCTGTTACTTTCAGAGAAGTAGGTACGCTGTACTTCTGCTATTTCGATGAGGTGTTGTACAGCATCCCATTCGGGTTTATCTTGCTGATACAATACCACTGGTATTTTACCGATGATATTTTTTTTCACTTCGGTAGTAGTTTGTCCGTTTTCAGTAGTGAAAGTATATATAAACTCAGCAGTGAAGGCTTGGAATATTTCTTTTTTACCGTCCTTACTTTTACTTCCAATTCCAAATGATATGAGGTTATCATTATCATCAAAGCGTGGGTATAGGGTGTATATTTCAGGGGATAGTATTTTATGGTACAATAGGAAATCTGATTTTACGCCGTATTTTTGATTAGGTTGTTCTTCTAAATACCATAATTCAGCTACTTGGGTGTATCGTTTCACCTCCGTACATATTTTGCTGTCTGAAAAACTCATTTTATTTGACTTGATAACCTCCTGAAAGGCGGTAAATAGGGGGCTATCCTCAGCGATATACTTGTAGGGGATAGCGGTTTGAAACATCGTGGCAATATCTACAATACGTTTTTGATAAGGTAACCCTACACGATTGAGAGCGCGATTGCTTTTTCTAAATCGTTCCTTTCCTTTAGAGTCTAACATAGGATTACCCTCTTCATCTGTGATTGGTATCAAAATAGACTGGTCAGGATATTTGTGTTTGTTTTGGAATATATCGTGCTTTTTTACATCGTACTGGCGTTTGTAAGGCTCGATGTTTATTGGCGTTATTCCTTGTTTAAAATCTTCTTGTGTAGTAGGTTTTTCGTTCATATTGATATAGGTTTAAATCATTGATGCGAGTTGATATAGGTTGTTATTAGTGCCACTTAGCAGCTTCATAGTGATATAGCGAATGGCATCTATGGCGTGGTTGTAGTTATCTATGGGTATGCCTGCTTTCTTGTCGTTCCAAGCGTAATTCTTTAGCTCCTTCATCACGTTGAAGCTGTAGGGAGTTACCACTAACTTGTAATTGAGCATGGTGGTAATACCTGCTGATACGCTACCTGCTCCTTTCTCGCAAGGCTCTATATTTAGTCCTTTGTCTCTTAGGTCTGCAATCAGACGAGGTTCGGCACTATCGGCTACGATAAGGTCGTTAGGGTTGTCTATTAGGGTGCTATTGAGTATATAGAGCCCGTCAGACGATAGTTGTTTGTTACCATAGTATTTTTCAGCTATATATATGATTTTATTACGATTATCCACCGCTACCTTAATGAGTGTGTCTGGGTCAACCGAAAATCCGTAATCTTGTCCATACCCATAAGGTAATGAGGTGTCGAAATCTCCCATCTCCCAATTGGTGAATATAACGCCTTCGGATACATCAGCCCAACGACCTATGATTTTTTGAGCGTATTTGGTTTTGTTGAATAGAGATTGACTAAAGAAACCTCTCTCATTAGTGGCTTGTGCTATGCTTTGGGCTTTTATTTCCTCAATCTGCTTAAAAAACTGCTCATTGAGGTTTTCTGCATTATCAAAGTAGGTGGTGTGGATATGCAATACATCGGGATGGGTGGATATTTGCACTTCTACACCGTCAATATTTACTATTTTATGCGTTTTTTCAATGTACTTCTTATAAATGAAATGCTCGGCATTGGAGGGGTTCAGAATAAGGATAACCCGCAATTGCTTGCCTTTTTGACGGATTGATAGTATTAGTTTCTCATAGTCTTCCTCTGATATCCATTCCTCCATTTCATCACCTACGAAAGTAGTAATACCGTGTAATGATTTGAGGTTGGCGGTTTGGTTACCTGATGATGTTTTGATACCTTTAAAGAGGATTTCAGAACCTGAAAAGGTGTTTTTGATAGCTGTTTTAGTAATATTAAAATACGCTTGTGTACCCTCTGCTTCTATCTTTTCCTCAAACTCTGGGATAATAGAACTATGGGCTGATACCATAGTGTAACGGCTGAATAGTATCTTATGCCCGCCCTCAAAAGATAAGCGTTCGAGGAAGGTGGAGGCTGCAAAACTTTTGCCGCTGCCTCGACCTCCTGAAAGGATAGTGATGAACTTATCTTTATTCAGATATAGGGGGTTATATACGGGTTGCGTTTTAATCATTACTTTTACTATTGCTTTTGAGCCATTGGGCGATGTCGATGCTGCCTTGCACGGCGACTTCTTCACGGATGCCGTCATCGGTTTTGAAGGTGGAAAGCACGGTTTGCATTGCGGTCATACGGGTACGATAATCAACGGGGACTTCACGGAATTGATTGGGTATTACTGTGCCGTCTTCATCGGTGAGTGGCTCACGGATAACGCCCATAATGGCAATGACTGATACCAAGTTGGACACATCGTTAAAGGTACGTGCTCGGTAGGCTTTTTGCACCATTTCCAACTCTGGGTTTTTACGAATACGGCGATATACTCCTGAATAATCTACTCCTAACATTTCGGCTGCCTTAGTAGGCTGTCCGTTGGCTTTGATAAGGGCTTGTTTTAGTTCCTCATCGGTGTATTTTTCGTTATCTATCTTCTTACGTGGTTTCATATTGATTTTTATTGAAAGTTATTCTATCATATTAAGGATATTTTCACCTTTTGCAAAACGCTCATCGGGGTCTATACCTATAATCTCACAGAATGCTGATTTTGCTTCGTATGTAGAAAAGGATAGTGTAATAAAAGCCTCTTCATTTCGTTGTTTCTCTAAAGCGTTATCTTTTATTTGCTGTTTCATTTGTTTGACTTGCTCCTTTTTCTCATCGTATGTAAGCTCTTTCTTTTCTTCTTGTGGTTCGGTTATGAGATCTTCGTATGTTTCTACTTGTGGAGTATAGTCGTTTATATCAACAATGAAATTAGAAAGCTCATTAATATCATAATCGCTTAGTCCTAAGTTGGTGTAATCTATATCGTTGATATATTCGGCTACAAGTGAATAATCAGCACGGGTATTGCCGAGTGCTTCGTATGTAAGTTGTTCTTTTTCTGTTTTTTCATCAAATTCTACTGCTTCTACTTTTACTTGATAATCAGTTTCATTAGTACCATCGTATTTGTAGTATATGTCCATCGCTTTAATACGGCGATGTCCATCTATAAGATTGCTGGTTACCTTGTTCCACTTTATACCTCCGTTGAACCCTACCTTTTTTAGGTTAGCAAGTTGGTTTTTAATTTCCTTATCGGTGTGCTTTTTAGGATTATAAGGGTTTAGGTTGATTTGAGTTCTGTTTATGGTAATGGTTTCAGATTGTTTTAGCTGTTTCATAGTCGTACTCGTATAATTTGCGTTCTACTAATGGGAACTCGTCAATTACCTTTTTAAGGTCATTAGGATAGTGGTTGCGTAGAAATAACAAATAATTCATGTCTGTTATATCTGTTCCTGATGATTGACTGTTGCCGTATTTTTCAGGAGTGATGAGCTTTTCTGCTTTGATATATTCTATTATATCGGTATTCTTGTAAGTAGATAGAGGGTATACTTTTTTATTCTTTTCGTTAATTGCTTCATCTTGGTAAGTACGGAGCATTACACGGCGGTTCATACTATCGGACTGTTTAAATCCGAATACTGCCCATTCTATATTTGTTTTTTCTCTTATATTATCGGTAAGGTTGGCAAGGGTGTAAAGTCGTTGTTTTTCGTTTTGAGTGTGTCCTAAGTAGCCTGTTTTGATGTAAGAGAATAGGGAGAAATGGGGTATTTGAATGATTTGTGCTTTTGGGTACTTTTTATTGATGTAGTGCATATAGCGTGCGATGTGCTCGAGGTCTTTGACTACGTACATAAATACGCATACTACCTTATCAAAGTGTGGGTATAGCAGATTTAGCAAGGCGATACTATCCTTGCCACTCATAGAGTGAAATAGTATCACCTTGCTGGTTTGTTGAGCAATTTGCTCAATGATTTGATTAGCACGTGTAAGCATTACAAGTTAAGTATTAATACCCATTTTTAATTTGTTTTTTCTTTTTACGCGCCTTCCCTAAAGCCCTTTCTGAACGTTTTCTAGCTGCATCTGTAGCTCTCGCTCTACCTGCGAGGTAGTCAGCTTTAGTTTTATAAACCTCTTTTTTGCCGTCAGTCCATTTTACGGCGTAATTTTCTCCCATAAGCTTGAATGTTTTAAAAAATTAGACAATAAAAAAAGTCTGCAAGCTATTACACTTACAGACCTTTGTTGGTTTAAAATGTTATTATTTATTCAATACCTTGATGAGAAATTACATCAGCAAGCCCGATGCCATAAAACATTGGTATATCTTCTTCTCTTATGTCTTTATACTGCTGCCATTCTTTATCAAAGTCGTGAAAATTATAATCTTCATTGAGCACCTCGACATCTTCTTTTGTCATTTGATAAACAGCTATATCTAATACCTCTACAATTAAATGCCAAGAGTTGTTATAGTTGGTAAAATAGATATATTCTGTTTCATTCAGACAATCTTCAAGTTCCATTGACCCGTCGGGGTCTTTTAAATATTCTTGAAATTCTTTGTACAACTCTTTATTTATAAACATATCGTTGTACTTTTTCGAGAATTTCCGTATTTCTACTTTCTTTTTGCCGTTGAGTATATCAAGGGCGTTTTTTTTCTTCATTATGAGGTGATACGCCTCTACGGTTTTTCCGTTTACTTGTATGGTCATATTATTTTAGTTTTTGAATGTTATAATATACTTCTTGGTTTGTAAGCTTAACAATAAATCAATGTACTTGCTGAATGGTTTTACATTCAAGGCAAAGGTACGGCGATTGTTGCTATATTGCTCACTGATAGTTTGACAATTTTTTGACATTTTTTGCGTGGTGCAAATATACTAATTTTATGCGATACTCACAAGGTTGAACTTCTTAAAACAGCGATATTCGTGGCATTCGGTATCGAAGTATACTTGTACGGTGTCATTGCTTTTGCGGTTATGCTGGGTGGGGGGTAGTAAATCGGGGCGTAATGTACCCCACGCTTCACGGGTTGAGCCGTCTACTTTCTGAAAGTAAAAGCGCACTATTTGGCTGCTCATTTTGCTTTTGAGTTTGATATTTGCCCACGCTTTTTTGAGGCATTCGCTGAATGATAGCCCTGTTTGGCGTGCAAACTGCCAAGCAAGGGTAAAAACGTTTTTTTTGTCGGTATTTTTCATTTTGATAGTGTTTTAAAAGGTTTAATTTGAGCCCTTGCCAGTAGCGAACTGGGCAACCTCTGAAAGGTTCAAGGGCGGGCATTATAGTGTATCAGTGTAGTTTGTGTAATAGCAAATTAATTCATTCATTTCTTGTGCCTCAATAAGCCAGAAAGGTATATAGTTACTGCCATCTACCTCTATAGGTAGCCCCATAGATGAGAAGTAAATATGATAGCGTTCAGCAACCACTGGTATTATGTTATATATAAATTCATTCAGTTCGTCTTCGTCTTCAATGCGTGGTACTGTGTAACATTTGCGATATTCGTCTTTTAAGTGGCTTAAACCATCGCTATCATCGTAATAATAGCTTTTTTCGTTGTAACATTTAAGTAGGTGCTCAAAAAGATAATCTTCGGCCCTTGCTAATGTTTGTTGAAGTTCGTAATGTAAGGGGTGGTCTATGTCGCTAAATATAGCTGTTAGTTCTTTGTAAGTGTAAATGTTTAATGTTACTGATTTCATTTTGATACGGCTATTAAGGTTATTAATTATTTTTTAGTGTGTAGTGTAGTACGGTTGCTTTGTGTATGGTTTTAGCATTGTTGTAGGTAGATGATTTGCTTTCTTTGATAATATCAAAAGTGTGTTTGTCAGTTACACTAGTGATATATGTTTTTGCAGCTTTATCAAAGTAGGTGCTGATAATATAGCGGTCGTTTATGGTGTCGTGTAGTGGTTTCATTTGTTTGAGGTTTAAAGGTTATTACTGATATATTGAGCCTTTTTGCGCCTTGCTCAGGGCGTTGTGATTAGTTGTTTAATGAATGTACATCATAACGAGCACAAGTGTATTTTTCTTCAAGTTTTTCAAGTGCTTTTGGGGTTACAAAGTAGATGCCTTCTGTATATTCTGATTTTTTTATACCACGCCCTTTGAGTTCTAACTGGGTACGTACTTCATAATTATTATAGCACCATTCGTAATATAATTGTATCTCTTGTTTGTCTAATGCTTTCATTTTTATATTGATTTAAAAGGTTATTAAATTGAGTTTAAAAGCAGTTTAAAGACTTGCTTAGGTCTTTAAGGTGTTACCAAGCCCAGTAAGAATAATCGTGTGCAAAACCTATTTTTGATGCCCTGCCATTGGGGTAAAAGATAATGTTTTTGACAAACTTTACTTTTTTACTCTCATAGCAGTTGTAAATCTCTGTTAGCTCTTTGCGTGCTTTGCGTTTGAGGCTGTTTGACCACTGTTGTAATTTTGTTGCCATTGTGCTTTATTTTTTAGAATGTTAAACTGTTTTTTATCATTTTTAGTGCTGCTTTGAACTCTTTTTGAGTAGAAAGCTCATATCTTGCATAAAGAGTTTGAATCTCTTTTAAAGGGCAATTCTTATTAACATAGAAGTAAGCAACTTCGCCTTGTTCATTGTACATTATGAAAATATAGTTACATACCCCTTCTGAAATTACTTCTACATAAGCACTATATTCTGTGTAGTAATTTTTATCTACTCTTTTGTAAATGTTACCTGCTTTAAGGTCTTTTAATTCTTTCATACTATTAATGTGTTTAATGTTATTACTTGTTCTATCATTTTGACGGTGCAAAGGTATATACATTTTACTATACTTGCAAGTTTTTAATGTTAAATTTTTGTTAAATGTGTAGTTGTTTGTATATACCTTTGAAAAACATTTGTACCTTTGCTGCGAAATGTAATACTTAACATTATGGCACGAAGAAAAGACAAAACATTAAACATTAGAGTATCGGATAGTTTCATTACTCTCCTTAAAGAATTAGCTGACAAAAAAGAAATGTCGCAAGCGAACCTTATTGAGTACCTCGTACGCAAGGAGGCTGATAGTATGCAGCTGAAAGAACGCTTTGAGCAGGAGCAAGCAGATGCATAAAAAAACTACCGCCCCATAGGTGAGGCGGTAGCAAATTGAAAAAACATTAATAAATGAAAGAAATACTATAAAGAACTAATCAGGAATGCTCGTCTTTCTTGATGAGGGTTATCAGTACCGTTTCGGCTTCTTTGAAGCTGTTGTGGTACTGTGTGTTTTTGTCGGCAAGGGTATGCTGACGGAGGTAGTAAGCTACACTGCTGCGGGCTACCTGTAGATGATGCGCTATTTCTTCTTGTGTGCTGCGAGAGTGCTTATGGGCTAATCCGCAAAATAGTTTTTTTATATCGGATTGGCTGAAATGATGCGCTTCTGTAACTGTTTCGAGGGCTTTTTTTATCTTATCTAACATAGGATTAGGGTTTAGTGATTAAATTTTCTATTACTTGTTTAAACTCCTCAAAGGTATAGCATACTGCATAGGTATGCCCCAATGCGATGACTTTCTTCTGGAAATCCTTTTGATTTTGCGTTTGGCGATTGCCTTTTACTTTCATCTCAATATATAGGCTTTTACCTTGTGGGAGTAACACTACCAAGTCGGCTACCCCTGATAATACGCCCTCAGCTTTGAGGCGTTGTGCTTCAAGCACGTTGCGACTGCCTCCGTTAGGAACGGCGTATATAACGAGGTGCGGATATTGGTATCTAAACCATCGCACGCAGGCGGTTTGGAGGGTGCTTTCTTGGTGTTTCATAGTAGTCTATTTTGTTTCAAATACTTCTCTTAATACTTCAGTAGGATAACTCTTAACGAAGCCGTATTTGGCATCATATTCGTTACCCATAGGTATAGAACGTTGTACGCATATTTTTGCGGCTTTTCTTCCTAATGATATGGCTAACTGCAAGGGTACTCTTTTGCCTATGATATTGCTGTATCCTGATATGGTAAAATAGTCTTCGTTTTTGGTGGTGATTTTAGCTTCTATCTTAGTGAGACGCTCATTTTGCAAGGCTATTTGCTCGGCTTGTGCTTGTTGTGCTTTTTCTAAGGCAATCATTCCTTGTGCTTGAGCCATTAATATTTCGCCTGCTGTCATTGGCTTGTTTGCTTCCTCAAAGCGTTCTAACCAAGCTACTACGTGCCTACGTACAAATTTGCTTTCTCTTAATAAGACTTGCTTTCCTTGTGCGATAGTGAGTTCAAACATAGGGTATTTTTGTTTGTTTTGAGGGTGTATGTAGTGGGTCTCCAATATTTTTTGGAGACCTATTTCTTCCTCAAACTCGTCTCTTATGATGTTTAAAAGAGTGTCGTGCCTTAAAGATGTTTCCTTGCCTTCTTCTTTTCTGAAAAGGTTGATTTGCTCTACAAGTTCAAGGCTTGTAATAGTCTTTTTGGGTGTAATTCCTTGTTGTGTAGGTATTGATAATTTCATTTTTTGTATTTCTTAATTTAACGGTGCAAAGGTACGGAATGATTTAAATAATTCCTAATATTTTTTGTTGTAACTTTTTGTATATCAATATTTTGCAACGTTACTATTAACGTTGCATTTTAACATTGCAAAACGGCAATCGCTTGACCATCACACCCTATAAAACGCACAAAGACGAGCATTTTGCCCGTCTTTGTGTGAAAATTATTTTGTTTTATTTATAACTTTTCTACCTCATACAATAGGCATTCCTATCTTGGTAGCGATATAGTGCTCGATACACGCACCCTTGCTTTCTTGCTAGCCTTGTTTATACTGTATTTTTTTCGTAGAAATGAGAAATAAAAAAAGCCCTCACTGAAGAGGGCTTATATTTGTGGTTAATATAGACTAAATGCCTACGTATTCCTTTCTTTTTGACTTCTTTTTTGTACAATTGATTGTTAATTCTTGTCTGCTCATTTTTCTCATTTGTTTTATTAATTTGATTTGATTTAATTACTTTCTTCTTCTTTCCACTTTTTCACAATTTTTTCAAAGTTTCCCCAACTTCTTGAACCATCTATTCTTTGTCTATATTCAATATAGTATTTTAGCTTATCATAGTATCTATAAAATAATTTGCAAAATAGACCTTTTACAATATCTTCATTTAAGTCTTTTGTTATAATCATAGATGATATACTTTCAAAATAGTTCATAGTAGTAATAAGAGACTTTCTTTTTTTAGGTTTCCTTTCTAAATAATCTACAAACTTTTTTATCTTATTACTGTTACTAAGCCATTTTTTTTTCTTTAATAGGAGTTTTCTTGTAATCTCATTAATGTTAGTCATAAATG